CATATTAACTTTGTCGAAATCAAAAACTTTCATCTATAAGCCCCCTTTCTATAGGTTAACCGTAACGGAGCCGCTTACAGTAACTTCTTTTATACCAAACAAATACGCATATTTGAAAGAAATACCCGAAATTCTTCCTGCTGCTATATCTGATTCTGGCAAATTGTCTGCTGTTGTGTAGGAAATAGTATATAATCCTTTTTTATTTGGGCCTCTACGTATAATAGTATTTGCTGTAGCATCATCTAAAGCAGTTGTTACCGCAGTTACAATACTTGCAATCCCCACATCATCTGCTCCCAGTTTAGGTGTATTCATCAGAAGCCTAGCAATTTCTTGAGTAATTCTATATTTAACCCAGTCTTTGCTTTCCTCGTAATCAATTGGCTTCCCATTGGCTGCAAACCCTTCATCTAATTGATTAGTAGCTAAATCTACATTTCCAAACTTGCTAACATATGCGTTCATATTTTTAGCTCTTATTTCCAAAAGCTTTGAAGGTGTAAGTGCATCTGCTGTAATACCTTTTAAATTTCTAAATTTATATATGTATGTTCCAGGTATTCTGGTTGTTGCATATCCTACTGCTGCCGCATCTACTCTATCAGTATTTTCTTTATAGAATAGATTAGTTTTTGACCTGATTGAAAAATCTGTAGTAAAAGTTGTGTTTCCAAATACCGTATAGAAAGATTTTCCATTAGTTTCTGCCCACTCTGAAGCTGCTGCAATTAAGGCTTCAGTTTTATCTTCCAACACTAATCTATACCAATCACCATTAGTAATAATTAATGTATTTAATGCATTAACTAAATCTGTCGCTTTCTGTTCACTTGCAGACAAATCCACACCGAAAATTGCTAACTTTTGTGGCCTTGGGCTTTGTAATGCTATTGTATTAGCTATCTTATATGTTTCTGTATTGCTTGCAAAATCTGCCGCTATAGAAAGGATATCTTCGCTTATATCGTATTCCTCATAATCATGTGCTGCTGTTGTACAAAATATCAAAGGTAATCCAAAACCAGATTGGCTCACAACTGGAACAGCATCAGAAATATTTACTGTTATATCCATTTAAATACCTCCTTATATATCTATTAATTCATTGTCATTCCCTGTAATTTCAACGCTATCAATAGGATTGATTTCAGTAGTAACACTGTCAAATACTCTGATAGTCGTATCAAAACCCCAACAATATTGGTAATCTACTTCTAAGAAAACTGACCTATCTCCTACGTTTCCTACGTCTACAACTACGATACCACGTTTTCTAAGATATTGCTGATTTGTAGTTTTTATCCAATCAAGGGTATCTCTTAAAACTTGTAGACATTGTGAAAGATTGTCCGAATATGCCATAATGCTAAAAATCATTTTAGGCTGTTCTGTTGATATTACTTGAACTTTGTTATTCACTGTTTGTCTTATCTTGGTGCCTCCTACAATGTCCATATCTTTTTTATAAGGAGTAAGGCAATTAATAGTTACATAAGGATATGGAGGTAATGGCCCTTTTTGATTAGCTTTTATATATGTATAAGAAGGATATTGAGTGTTTAATCCACCTATAAATGCATTCCAAATAGCGTTTATATCTACCATTTAACTACCCCCTCCGTTAACAGGCTCTAACCTTTTTATGTAATAACGTCTTAAATTACTCGCTATGCCATAATCTTTTATAGTATATATCTGATATTTAATATCACCATCTTTTATAACAGTTTCATTTTTAAAAGTAGAAGGATATTCAGTATATAGTTTTTTAATGTCTACCGATATTTGTCCACCCTCAAGTATTTGTAGTTGATTTAAGTCCCTAAGAGTTACTGGAAGGATTGCTCCAACAAAATTAACATCTTCAGGAGTTTTTATCCACTCCCCGGTGGTACGATCTAATACACTCGTCTCTATAACTGCTACTAAATTCTTTTTAAATTCATCTAAAATTAAATCATTAGGAGATATTGCACTCATAAAATCACCTTCCTTTAAACAATTTTAAAAGTTATAGAATTGAGCATAGTCGAAGAGTTTATCAGTGGATGCGTTCCTTCTTTTCTTTGAAGGGTGAAGGGATGGTTAGGCGGGGAATATGTATCCTGCACAGTTTGTTTTGTAATCTCAACTAATTTTTCACCTAACTTATTGAAAAAAGTAGTAATATCCATCCTAAAAGTTAGAAGTAAATCTAAGTTTGTTTTTAGTAATGCGGATATTTCATCTTCTTTTTCATTTGCAGTTTTTCGGATAAAACTTCTTTCTGGTATATGTATTTCTGTTGTAGTGTCTTTTACATGAAGTCCATTAGCGTGTAACCAAACCCTCATTTTAGGAGTAATTTGTATATTACATCCAAATTCATTTACGCCAGCATATAACAACACATGCGGATCATCTCCAAATATCCCAACTTGTATTTTTTTATTTTTCAATTCAGATAAAATATTTTTTAACTTCGGTATGTTATCTTGTTTTACTATCTTTTTAACTGGCATTAAAACCTCATTCCTTTATATGAATTTATAATTTTCATTTGACTTTCATTTAGTTTAATCTCGTCACGATATTCCATAGCTATGTCGTCTATCTTGTAATTTTTTAGTGTTCCGCCCCTACTATTATCCATAGTGTATAAATCGCTTATATACTGCATCGTAAGTAGATTAAGGTCTAGGGGTATTTCTACATATCCAGCATTATAAATCACCCTTATGTGTCTTCTTGGAAAATCTATTTTATTACTCATATATCTAATGGAATACCCTTCAATTAGCCAACCATCATCTTTAGTTAAAATCCCCGCCTCTTCATCCAGATCATATTCATAATCATCTAGCGTTCTTATTACTTGATTCTCATATACATATTCCACTGAATTAATTGTGTTCACTGGAAAGTTTTTTAAAATCAATTCTGCTGTATCTGTCCCTTTGTATCTTTCTACATAATCTTTAGCAAATATATTTCTGCCTATTTGTTTTTGTATTTGTTGGCTTATTCCAGAAATATACTTTTGTAAATTGGTATCCCTTGGCTCTGCTGTATCCGTTATACCCATAGAATCTTTCAATTCTTCTAAAGTACATAAATCCATTTAATCACCTCGCTTTAATTCCATTTTAAGGTAAAAAGAAAAACCTAGCTTATTTGCTAGGTTTTGTTTCTACTTTAGGGGTTTGCTTAATTTCCTTAGGTTGCTCAACTTTTGTTTCTATTTTTTCACTTTTTCTGCAAGTACATTTTTCTATATCTTTTCCACATATACTGCAATATACTCTACCCATTGAAGTCCTCCCCATATAATCCATCTCCTAAAGCCACATAGCTAGAAAAACTTGGTGCGGTACCTGTAGTTGAGGTTACTATGGCTATGTACTTCTTAGCTCCGCTTAAATCTACATCTAAATATGTATTTGTATTAGTTGTATCTAAAGAAGCAGATATTACAGAGCCATCTGGTTTATAGTCTGCCAAATCAGAGCCATCAGAAGCATCCCCTGTTTGGATCTTAGCTGTTATGCTGGAACTTGCCGCAACTGTAGCTACAGCTAATCCTACCAATGCGCTTCTATAATTTTGTCTATCTATAACAATTCCTGTTCCTGCTGCTGCACCTGGAGCATTACCAGGTGTAACAATAGTGCTTAAAGGCAAATTTCGTTTCATTATGTATCACCTCTCCTATTTAGTATAGTAGTTTCCTACAGAGAAAGCAGCACCATAAGCCAACCCCATATCGTGTTCCATCAAACCTTTAACAACCGTTTCGTCATTGTCAAATGCACTTCTTGTAACACCATTTTCATCAGTATAGCTTGCTTCTTCGCTTGTTTTCACTTCAAGTGATACCTGTTCGCCGATAAATAGTTTGTCAAAATCTCCAAAGAATATATCCGTTAATCCATGAGTATCTGTGCCTGTATCAACTTGATTAGTTTCTATAAATGGGAATCCATGGAATTTTCCAGCTAATAACTGATCTCTATATTTCCAATTACCATTGGTGAATGTTTCGTTATAAAGTAATGTAAATACATCAGGATTAAATATCCAACCTGGTTTACGCATTTTGATATTAGCCTTTTTTATAGGCTTAATTAAATCACCATAGAGAGTGTCGCCATCAAGTATAGAAGACTTGTTAACTTTATTTACTCCATCAGTATTTTTGATACCTCTTGGGGTATATTGAGTTCCTTTACCATAAAGAGCAGTGTAATCCATTGCTATTTGCATTTGCTCAATCAAATCATCTCTAACCATTTGATCAGACGTAGGATTATCACTTCTTAAAAGATCGTTAGAGAATATAGTCTTAACAGATAACTTTTTGCTAGAAAGTCTTAGCCCTGCGAATACAGCTTTACTAGCCGTTGGAGCGTTTCCTTCTCCTATGTACTGTGCAGTTGTACCACTTATCATTTTTCTAACATTAAGATTTCCTTTTGGCATTGGTACTCTTTTAGCGCCTAAAGTTATAACAGAAAGTGTATTATAAAGTAAAGGGATTATTTCACTGAAGTACTGTTCATCGATGTTTATTCCAGCATTGCCACTAGCTGACATTGCCTTAACTTCATTGATAAAATCTTTATCCCTTCCATACATTTTTTCAAGAACTTCCATTCTTGATTTTTTTTCTTGTTCTGCTACTATACCAGCTTTCCATAACC